CGGATCAGAAGGAACTCTTTGGCTCGCCCAGCCAGCGCAAGAACTGGGCGCGCAAGATGGCCGCGCAGACGCTCCAGGACGTGCGGTCAGGACGGGGGGTCTAAGCCCATGGCCGTGCAGATCGGCACCTACAGCACCGTCGCCTTCGGCGCGGCGGGGTCGCAGTTCGGCTCGCTGCTGAACATCAACGTGGTGACCAACCTCGCCAAGACGCTCAACGCGGACAACTACCCGATCCTGGCCGGCAAGCTGCCGGGCCTGGCGTGGATCGCCACCCCGGCCGGCGGCAACGTGGAAGCCACCCACGACGGCGGCAGCAGCTGGTGGCCGGTCATCGGCGCCAGCGCCACCAACCAGGGCTCGGGCATCTGGTTCCTCGACGGGTTCACCTCACGCACCAACGGGACCGGGGGCAACATGTCCATCGTGTTCCTCACCAGTCAGCAGAGCTAGGAGGGCGCTAAGACATGCCTATCGGCGGCGGATTTCTCCCCCCTAGCGGGACCGTACTCACGGAACTCTCGGCGGTCACCCGCCGGGCGTTCATCCCGAAGGTGATCGTGCAGCTGTACCAGGCCACCCCCACGCTCTCGGCCTTCCTGGCCGCCGCCGAGCCCATCTCGGGCGGCGTGAGCCCCATCACGGTGCCCTTGCAGAACACCGCGATGACCACGACCAGCACCACGGACTACAGCGGTAGCTTCACCGCGCCGCAGCTGCAGACCGGTCTCACCAACGCCGAGTTCACCCTCGCGGCGATGGTCACGCCCATCCCCTACTACGTCATGGAGGGGCTGGCGCAGATCGACGCCGCGGTGATCCCGCTCATCGAGGCGCGCATGAACGACGCGGGCAACAGCATGGCGAAGTACCTCAACGACAAGCTCTGGGCCACGCAGTCGGCCAACGGGGCCAACGACATCTTCGCCATCGCGGACGTGATCAGCACCACCAACCCCTCGCAGGCGAACTACGGCAACATCACGCGCACCGGCAACACGTTCTGGCAGGGCAACGTCAAGACCGCCACCACGCTCGGCTCCACCTCCATCACCCGGGCCAACATGGTGACGGCCATCACCAGCGCCACCAAGGCGAGCGGCGGCGAGATGCCGTCGTTCGGCATCCTGGGCCCCGGCACCTGGGCCGCGCTCGCGCAGGATTACATCGGCTCGGAGCGGTACAACATCACCCCGGAGCGCGCGTTCGCGGATACCGAGGACGGCGCCCGCGCGGCCTTCACCGCGCTCTCCGTCTCGGGCGTGCCCTTCTACATGGATCTCGCGGCCACCGAGAACCAGGTGGTGCTGTTCAACTCGTCCTACATCGGCTTCAAGATCCACTCGGACGCGGCGTTCGCGCTGGCCGGGCCCGAGAGCCTGCTGCCGAACATGCAGTTGGCCTACCTGCTCGTGCTGGTGACTTTGCTGCAACTGGTTTGTACCAAGCCCAAGGCTCAATCCCTTTTCACTGGCTACTCGGGCGCCCTGACCGGCGTGTAGTCGTCATTCCTTCGGACGAAACAAAAGGGGCCGAGAGCCAACTGGCTCCGGCCCTTTTGGTTTAGAATGCGGGAATGATTACTCCACGTGAACTCGGCTGGGTGGCGGGATTCCTCGAGGGCGAGGGATCGTTCTTGGGCAATCGCAGTGCGTACGTCGGCGCAGCCCAGGTTCAACGAGAGCCGCTTGATAGATTGCAGAGCCTGTTGGGCGGCAAGGTTCGTCCCGTCAAATCGAAGAAGGTAAATCACTCTGATTTCTTTCACTGGACCATCGGCGGTGGGCACGCTGCCGGGGTCATGATGTGCGTCTATCCGCTGATGTCACCTCGTCGCAAGGAACAGATCCGTAAAGCACTCGGACATTGGATGACTCTCCGGGTTGGCAACAAGTACAAGGTGGCATGTCCCAAGGGCCACCCATATGACGAAGTGAACACCTACCGGCTCAAGAAGCGCCCCGGGCTCAGATATTGCCGGACCTGTATCCGAGAGTCTGGTCGGCTTGCGAATCAGAAGAGAAAGTCTCGTGGCGTCTCTTAGCGATTATTTGGCAGATGTTGAAAGGTTTTTGCACGACTCGTCTAATAGTTATTGGAGTGAAGCAGATTTGACGGTGTTTATTAATAGAGCGATCAAGCAGCGCGACCGCGACACGGGGATGAACCGGGCGATCACCTCGTTCACCCTCTCCCCGGGCACCAACGTCTACGCCGTCGCCACCGTCAACGCGCAGGCGTTCGACGTGTTCAGCATCATCCTCAACTACAGTAACGTCCGCCAGCTGCTCTCCCAGGTGCCCTACACGCAGCTCACCGCGTACATCCAGGGCATCAACCTCTACAACCAGGTCTCGCTCGCGTACGCCAAGTACGGCGCCGCGAGCATCTACTTCGCCCCGGCGCCCGATCAGGCGTACGTGACCGAGTGGGATTGCCTGGTCGCCTCGGCCGATCTGGTGAACGCCACCGACCCGGACCCGCTGCCGGCGCCGTGGACCGATCCGGTGCCCTTTCTCGCGTGCTCGTTCGCCAAGATCCAGATCCAGCAGTTTGACGAGGCCGACCGCTTCAAGCAGCTCTACCGGGACCGGCTGGACGAGGTGATGGCCAACGCGCGGAGCAGCTCGATGCCGTACCCCTACTACGGCTTCGCCGGGTGGCGATGAATGAGAGGCCGGCCCCCGGGCGCGCCAGGCGGCGGCGGCGAGGATTCCGCCCAGACCATCCAGCTGCGCAAGTTCTCCGGCATGAACCAAACCGACGCGCGCACCGCCATCGGGGACGAGCTGTCGGGGGACAAGACGGAGTTCTTCTGGCTCGAAAACGCCATGCCGGTGGGCGCGGGCAACATCCGCATCCTGCCGAACGTGGGCTCCACCATGGCCACGGTCAGTGCCACCGTCGCCACCATGTGGGGCTTCTCGCTCAACCAGGGCGGGGGCCCCATGCCAGTGCTGATCACCGTCAACACCGATGGCAGCGCCACCAAGATCGACCCCACCACGGGCTCGCAGCTGTCCATCGCCGGGGCGGGCACCCTCTCCACCGGGGCGCGGCTCACCATCTGGAAGGACGCGCCGATCCTCATTGCCGATCCCGTCAAGGGCTACTTCGCCTCCACGGGCACCAACGTGTCCACCATCTCCTCGGCCCTCACCGCCACCGACATCGCGGTGTTCGAGGGCCGGGCGTGGCTCGTCACGGGCTCGCGCACCATCACGTTCACCGCGCCGGACAACTACACCGAGTTCGCGGCGGCGGCGGGGTCCGGCAGCGCGACGGTGACCGACAGCGTGTTCCCGGGCAAGATTTACCGGCTCCTGTCGGCCTTGGAGCAGCTGTGGATCGTGGGCTCGGGGGCGGTGGACGCGATCAGCAACGTGCAGACGGCGAGTGGGGTGACGACGTTCTCGATCACGAACATCGTGAGCAACGTGGGGGCGACGCACCCCTCCAGCGTCACCACGTTCTTTCGTACCTTCTTGTTTCTCAATCACTATGGCGTGTATGCCATCGTGGGGGCGACCCCGCAGAAGCTCTCCGACAAGCTCGACGGGTTCTGGAGCAGTATCGACTTCCAGGCCAACGATGACGCTCCCGCGGCCGTCGTCACGCTGTTCGACGTGTTCACCTGGCTCGCGCTCGTCACCATCACCGACCCGTTCAGCGCCACCCCGCGCACGGTCCTGCTCTGTTTCAGCCAGGGCAAGTGGTTTCTTGCCAGCCAGGGGACGCTGACGTGGATCAGCGCGCTCCAATCCCAGGACGGCGATCCCCAGGTGTGGGGCACGGACGGCCACAACGTGTTCCAGCTGTTCGGCAACGCCGCGTCACCCATCACCTACCGCATCATGACCAAACTGTTCGACTTCGGCCTCGGCGTGCAGCGCAAGCAGTGGCTCCGCGTCGGCTTCGAGTTCAACTCCTCGAGCGCGGTGTCGGCTACCCTCACGGCCGAGAACGAGCTGAACGCGAGCGCCGTGACCATCCCGCTCTCCGCAGCCAACGTGGTGCAGTGGGTCGGGGCGGGGCCCGTGCAGTGGGTGGGCAGCGGGCCCGTGCAGTGGATCACCACGGGCTTGCAGCTGGTGCGGCAGCAGATGCCGGGCGGGCTGATCGGGCGGTATCTGGGGCTGGACTTGACGGGCACGAGCGCGCCCTACACGATGTCGGCCATTCAACTGCAGATCAAGCCCACGGGCAAGGAATGGAACTGACATGAGCGGGTCGCTCTCGATTCCCAATACCTTCGCCACGGCGAGCGGCACCGTGTCGCTGTCGCTGCTGGACGCCGACTTCTCCACGGTGGCCGGCTACGTCAATACGCGCGAGATCAGCATCGGCACCGCCGCCGCGCGCCCCGCCGCCGCCGTGGCCGGCCGGTGGTACTTCGCCTCCGATACGGGCCTGCTCTACGTGGACACGGGCTCGGCGTGGGTACAGGTGGGCAACACGGGCGTCGCCTCCTCCGTGGGGTCGCCGCGCATCGACGGCTTCACGGCGGTGAACACCCCGAGCGCGCCCACCACCAAGCTCGATCTGGCCGCCGGGTTCGTGCAGCTGCGCAACCCGACGGACGGCACCGTGGCGGTGCGCACCTCGACCGGCACGCTCACGAACGATACGGGCGCGGCGGGGTCGGTGGCCAACGGGCGGGATCAGGCGGGCGCCTTCAGCGCCTCCACCGACGTGCATTTCTACTTCATCTGGAACGGCGTCACCCTCGCCACGCTGTCCTCGGCCACGCCGCCGCCCACCGGCCCCACGCTGCCGACCGGGTACACGCACTGGGCGTACGCCACCGGGTGGCGGTACAGCGCGACCTCGACGCTCCCCGTGGCCTACGGCCGGGGGGCCTGGGTCAATTACGCCTCGTCGGTGTGGATCATCGCCAACGGGGCCGCGACCACCGAGCGCGACATCAACTACGCGAGCGCGACGACGGCGAATTGCCAGCGGGTCATGGCCAACGTGTCCTTCATCGTGGCCAACGGCGTGAGTCCGCAGAACAACCCGCAGATCAAGGTGCTCAAGGAGACGAAGTACTGGGGCAGCAACGACGCCTCGGGCGTCGTCAACGCGCACGGCGTCGCCGCGACGATCATCCTGCCGAACGTCAACCAGTCGGCGGCGTACCAGTTCGCCAACGCGCCCGGCGCAGCGGAAGGGCTCTACTTCTCCATCAGCGGCTACTCGGTGCCGAACGGAGACCCCTCGTGAACGATCCCGAGCTGGACGACACCTTCCGCATCATGGTGTGGCGCGCGGTGATCGTGGTGGTGGTGGCGCTGGGCGTGCTCGCCCACGCGAAGCTCTATGGCGGATGACGACCTGAACCGGCTGCTCATTGAGTCCCAGAATGTCCTGGGGACCAATGTGCGCGTGCCCTTCCAGGGCCAAGGTGACCTCGCCGCCAGTGCGGCTGGTGGGTTGCCCGCGCCGGCGGCGACCGGGCAGGGGCAGAGCGGCGGGGGGCGCGCCATCCCCGGTGCGGGCGGCGCGGCGGGGCTGCCCGACCTGTCCAAGCTGCTCAAGGGCATGGGTGGCACCGATCTCGGCACGCGGGGGGACACCGGGGGCGTCTCACTCTCGGACCTGCTGCGCAGCCTCCAGGGTGCTTCCGGCCTCGGCGCGCCCGGCACTGGCGGGATCGGCTCCATCGCGGGCCAGGCCGGGGCCATCCCGTTCGGCTCTATCGACACCGCCCAGGTCAACCAGCTCTTTCAGCAGGGCTTCACCGGCGACCAGATCAAGGAGATCATGGGCGGGCTCGAGGCCGTCTCCTCCGGCGCGCAGGGGGTCGGCGGGGCGGTGCCCGGCACCGCTGAGGCCGCCACCAGCGGCGTCTCGGGGCTCGGGGGCGCGGCCGGCGGGGCGGGCATCCTCTCGGCCATCCTCGGGCTGATCGCCTCGCAGACCGGCAACAAGGATCTGGGCATGGCAGCCAACGCCGTGGGCGACGTGGCGGGGGTGGCAGGCACGGCCGCTGCCGCGCCGGCCGCGTTCGCGGGGGCCGAAGCCGCAGCCGGCGGCGCCGCAGTCGGCAGCGCGGCGGCGGGCGGGGCCAGCGCCATCGGCGGCGCGGCGGGGCTCGCGTTCGCGCCCGTGGCCGCCGCGCTGCTCATCGACTCCATCATGCAGATGGCGGGGAGCAAGGACGCGCCCGACCTCATCGGCTCGGCCATGGAAGGCACCCAGGGCAATTATCCATTCTTCAACAAGGGGCTGGTGGCCAACGAGGGCCAGCAGGGCCAGGCGTTCAACACGCTGGCCCAGGCCCTGCCGTACGTGCAGAACAAGGAGGAGCTGGGGCAACTGCTGAACACGATGAAACACTACGAAACGTCCACGACGGGCGCGCCCCTGACGGGCGGCCAGGAGGGCGTCTACAACCTCCAGACCATCCCCGGCACGGGGCCGATCACGCATGGTCAGCAGACCCCCGCCGTGGACTGGGGGCCGCAGACGGCGCAATTCCAGTCGATCATCGACCAGCTCATGACGACCCTGCCGGGCGACCCGATCACCGCGACGTACGGCCAGCCCGGTGGCGCGCTCGAGGGCGACGCCGCGATGCGCCTGTGGACGCAGTTTCTCCCGCGTGGTGATGTCTCGCCGGTCTATCTCCCGCAGGCCATCCCGGGGAGCCAGATGGTGATCGGTGCCGGCGGCGAGGGCGGGGGCGGGATGGAGATCCCGCTCGCGGGACTCCCGTCCGGCTGGCACGCGCCTGGCGATCTCCACCAACTGGGGGTCGCGGAGCCTTATGGCGCGGTCCTCCGATACGGCGACCCCGCGTATCCGTACAACACGGCCAGCCCGTGGGGCACCTGGCCAGCGCCGGGTCAGTTCTTCGGGTCCCCGTCCGCGGCGTGGCAGAGTCTCGTGGGCGGGCCGACGACGGCCCCAGCAGCGTCCGCCCCCAGCGGCATGGATTCCATCGCGGCGGCGGCGTTGGCCACCCCGCCGGGCGACTTCGCGGGCGGCATGTTGCCCGAGGAGCAGCGGAAAAAGTTGCTGGCATGACGAACCTCCCGAGTCCGTTCCTCTGGGCCACCGTGCCGCACAAGGATCCCGATGCGTTCAGCGACTTTCTCCACATTCACGAGGAATGGGATCGCGTGCTGTGCGGGCAGCTGAACGTCCAGTTTCGCTTGCTCGATGACCTGCGCACGAATCTGGAGCCGCACGGAAAACTGCACGATCAACTCGCGGATGCTCTAGGATTGGCGCATGTCGGGGACTGGACCTCCTACGATCTGCTGGACGAGGAGAGCTATGTGACCTTCATGAAGTTGTGTTCGGACGACGTGCAGCGGCTGCGGTTGGCCGCCGGGGTCTGACATGGGCATGTTCGATTGGCTCGGCAGTCTCTTCGGCAGCGGCGGCGGTGCGGACACGTCCATTCCCTCGTACGGCGGCATGGACACGGGGATCTCGAGCGTGCAGGCCGATGCCCCGTACACCTCCGCGTTCACGGGTGGCGGCGTGCCCACTGGCGGAGCGGGTGGCGGGGGCGCGTCTCTCTTCGGCGGCGGCGGCTCGCTCAACGACGTGCTGAAGGGCATCACGCCCGCGCTCGGCCTCGCCACGACCGGGGCCAGCTTGGGCGCGGGCATCTACGGCATGACGCAGGCCGCCGATCAGCGCAAGCAACTCGTGCAGCAGCAGAAGCAGCAGGCCGCCCTGGCCGCGCCCGCCGCGCAGGCCGGTGGCGCGCTCACGGCCGCGGGCTCGCAGGCCATGCTCGGGGGGCCGCTACCGCAGCAGCTGGAGAGCCAGGTGGAGCAGTTCAAGCAGAACGCGAAGATGAAGATCCGCGACTATCTCGCCAAGGCCGGAATCAGCGACTCCACGATGGCGCAGCAGTTCGACACGTTCATCGAGATGCAGGCCGACACGCTGCGCAGCCAGCTCGCGCAGAACCTGCTCCAGTCCGGCTACTCCGGCATCGGCGCAGCGATGGGCCCCTCGGGCCAGGTGTCGGCCACCGCGCAGGGGTTGATGGGGTCTACCTCCGACACGATCAACGCGGCCAACAAGTCCATCGCGCTGCTGATGGGGCAGACCGGGAATGCCTGAGACGGCCACGCCTTCCACCACCGACCGACTGCTCACCTCGGATGCCGAGGCGATGGCCGATCTGTCGAAGGTGGAGCAGGAGTACAAGGCCAAGGGCCAGGAGATCAGCGGGTACTACAAGGACGCGGCCGACGAGGCCAACCGCATCATGGGCCTCCAGGGCGACGCGATCACGGGCCTGGAGGACAAGGGCGCGGATCTGCGGAAGCAGGCGGGGGCGCTGCCCAAGGCCCCGAGTGCCGCGCCGGAGCCTGACGTGCCCTCGCGGCAGCTGCGCCCGTTTGGCGACCTCGGCCAGAACCCGTCCACTGTTCAATTGTTGAACGGCACCCTCATGCAACTCGGCCTGCTCGCGCAGATGGGCATGGGCATGGCCAAGGGCTTCCCCCAGGGCGCGCTCACGGCGTACTCGGGCGCCCTGGAGGGGTGGGCCAAGGGCGATGCCGTGCGCGCGGAGAACATGTGGAAGGAGTACGTGGCCTCCGTCGCCAAGATGGACCGGGAGTACCGGCGCCAGCGGCAGGAGTACCAGGACATCATCGAGAAGTACGGCATCAGCCAGGACTTGCTCAAGACCGAGGCGCAGCTGTTCGGCATCCGGCAGGGGTGGCAGGACAAGATGATCAGCCTCGCCGGGCGCAAGCCGGAAGAGGCCCTGAAGATGTTTCAGGTGCTGGAAAAACC